TTTATGGTGACACCGGGACTGACCCTGAAAAGTTTTTAGGGCTGGCCTCACGTTTTAGCAGCACAACTGCTGAAAATGGTGGCAACATCATTTCTGGTGGCGGCTCAGGCTCTGACAATGCGTCTATTTGGCTGGTTGTATGGGGGCCGAACACGGTGCATGGCATCTATCCAAAAGGCTCGATGGCGGGTTTGAAACATTCTGACTTGGGCGAATGGACCTTAGAAGACGCGGCTGGTGGCAAATACCAAGGCTATCGCACACATTATAAATGGGACATTGGCTTATCGATGCGTGATTGGCGCTATGTGGTGCGCATTCCGAACATCGATATCAGCAACTTGACCAGCGACAAGACCGGCAGTAGTGCTGACTTGACTGACTTGATGGTGCAAGCGATTGAGCGAGTACCTAATCTTGGTTTAGGTCGTGCGGTCTTTTACGGCAACAGAACGATTTCTTCATATCTGCGTCGTCAAATCAGCAACACAAACAATGTCCGGTTATCAATGGATGAAGTGGCGGGTAAACGTGTAATGACGTTTGACGGTATTCCATTCCGACGCAGTGACGCACTTTTAAATACAGAAGCTACAGTTAGCTAGGGGTAGAAAATGATTATTGATTTCAATCTGCAAATGTCAGATGCTCAAGCGGTGACATCAAGTGCCGCATCGACCAACATCATTGATTTGGGTGCGGACCGCGACATTGGTCCGGGTGAAGAGATGAAGCTGGTGTTCACCTGTGACACAACGCAAGCGGGTACATCACCCACAGTCACCTTTAAGCTGCAAACATCGGCAACAGCCGGTGGCAGTTATACGGACCTGGCGACGTCTCGCACTGTTGCCGCAATGACTTCGGGGCAAGCGGTCGTGATGGGTTTGCCAGATACAAATCTGCAATTCATTCGCGCTTATTTCACGATCGGCGGGTCCAGCATTACGGCGGGTGCTTTTAGCGCACAAATCGTCAAGGATGCTTCGCAGTGGCAAGCTTACAGCGACTTTGAATAATGAAAGTCCGCGCCACTAAACGGGGTTTTTATGGTGCGCTTCGAGAAGTGGGGTCGGTCTTCGAGATCGAACCCGCCGATCGGGGGTCTTGGATGGAAGTCGTTGATGTTCCCAAGCCCACGCCTAAACCCAATAAAAGAAAACCAAAAAAGATGAAGGTGTCTAATGGCGAGTGAAGTCAGTATTTGCAATTTGGCGCTGTCACACATTGGCGCCAATGCAACTATTTCCGCTTTGTCTGAACAGTCAGAAGAAGCGTTTCATTCTAATCTGCTGTATGCCGAGGCCCGTGATTCCGTGTTGCGCTCATTCCCTTGGGGATTCGCAAAACGGCACATTGCGTTAACTGATTCGGGGAGTCCGCCGGGCAATTGGCTGTATCGCTATGCCTATCCGAATGCCTGTCTGGTAGCTCAGGAGATATTGCAGACAGATGTAGCCAGCGATCCAATTAAGTATGAACTGGCATTGAGCGATGCCTTTAATTCGCGTGTCATCCTGACTAACCAGGAGAACGCAGTGCTGATTTACACGCATTCGGTCACGAACCCACAGGTTTTCGATCCCTTGTTTGTGCAACTGCTGTCGTGGAAATTAGCGGCTGACCTGGCAATGCCTTTAACCAGGGACTATAAAAGGATGGAAGCGGCTTATCAGATGTACACCAGCTTGACATCTGAAGCTAAAACTCTGGATGCCAACGAAAGCCAAATTACAGCCTCACGCGAGGCGGCGTGGATAACAGGGAGGGCGTAAATGCCAGTCAGCTACATTCAACCGTCTTTTACCGGAGGGGAGCTTTCGCCATCGTTGCACGCCAGGGTTGATCTTGCGAAATATGCGGTAGGACTGAAAACGTGTCGTAATTTTTTCGTGCTTTCCCACGGAGGCGTGAGCAATCGCTCAGGCACGAAATTCATCACTGAAGTCAAGGACTCATCGAAGCAGGTCCGCCTAATTCCCTTTGAGTTTAATACCGAGCAGACCTACATCCTGGAGATGGGGAATCTGTATCTGCGTATCATCAAGGATGGTGGCCAGATAACGTCGGGGGGTTCGGTCGTTGAAGTTGCCACGCCTTATGTGGAGTCTGATTTGTTCGACCTTCAATTCACCCAGTCTGCCGATGTGATGACTATTTGTCACAGAAACCATGCGCCCCGAGAGTTGTCGAGGTCATCGCACACCTCATGGGCCTTAGCTACGATAACATTTGGAGCGGCCATTGCCGCGCCCACGGGGGTGAGTTCGAGCCGCCAAAATTACGGATCATCAGGCACAACAAAGACTTATACTTATGTTGTCACTGCTGTGGATTCAATTACCGAATCAGAATCTGTTCAGTCAGCCAAAACGTCTATCACAAATCGATCGCTGAGTACCACAATCACCAATACTGTGACCTGGTCAGCAGTCAGCGGCGCCAATGTTTATCATGTTTATAAAACCAAGGGGGGCGTTTTTGGCTTCATCGGGAGAGCTGACTCAACTACATTTGTTGATGACAACATTGGGCCGGATATTTCGCTGACGCCGCAGAAAAATCGCATATTATTTGACGCGGCGGGGAAATACCCTGCAATCGTCACCTATTTCCAGCAACGCTTAGTCCTCGGCCAAAGTGACAATGAGCCGCAAACGCTCTGGATGAGCCAGACCGGCGTGTATAAAAACTTCAACACTTCAACGCCCTTGCGTGATGATGATTCAGTCACTTTCACGATCGCCGCGAGAGAGGTCAATGAAGTTAGACATATGATGCCGTTGCAGTCGTTAATTGTATTGACGTCTGGCGGCGAGTGGCTTGTGAAGTCCAGTGTCGGTGATGCAATCACACCCACATCCATTAATTTAGAGCCTCAAGGCTATCGTGGCGCATCGACAGTGCCGCCGATATCCATTGGCAATACGGTCATTTATCTGCAATCCAAGGGCGCGATTGTCCGCGATTTAGCGTATGCATTGGATTCAGACAGCTACACTGGCAACGACCTAACAGTTCTGGCCAGCCATCTGTTTACCGGCAAGACAGTCGTAGACTGGGCGTTTTCTCAAGCGCCCTGGTCCATTATCTGGGCAGTGCTATCCGACGGCTCATTAGCCGCGCTGACCTATCTGCGTGAGCATGAAGTGTGGGGATGGTCACGGCACGATACCGATGGCACTTATGAATCAGTCAGCTCCGTGTCTGAAGGCACCGAAGATGCAGTTTATTTTGTCGTCAAAAGAACCATTAACGGCAACACTAAACGATATATTGAAAGACTAAACTCCCGGGTATTTACCACTGTGGAAGATTCGTTCTTTGTGGATAGCGGCCTGACGTTTGACGGCACGCACACCGGCTCTACCACGATGACGTTGTCGGGTGGCACAACCTGGGCGCACGGGGAATCAATCACCTTAACTGCCAGTGCGACGACATTTGTGTCGGGTGATGTGGGTAATGCGATTGTTTTGACTGTGGGAAATGAAACCTTGCGCTGCAACATCACCGCTTACACGAGCGCCACAGTAGTAACCATACAAGGCGCACGCGACATCCCGACAGCTTTTCGATCTATAGCGTTGGGCATCTGGTCCAAAGCCGTAGACACACTCTCCGGCCTGGGGCATCTGGAAGGCAAGACTGTTTCGATACTCGCAGACGCAAACGTCGAGGTTCAACAAATCGTCACATCTGGCACCATAACTATCACTCATCCTGCCAGTAAGATTCATGTTGGCCTAGCAATTCAGTCTGATTTTGAAACGCTGGAGATTGAGAACTCGAGAGGCACCATCCAAGGCAAACGAAAAACTATTTCGGCGGTGACGTTGCGGGTCGAGAACACCCGAGGCGGAAAGGTTGGTCCCTCGCTTGATCAGCTCACTGAATTTAAGCAACGCGCCTATGAGGCGTATGGGGAGCCCACTGAATTGAAAACAGGGGACATCCAGGTGACAATTCCATCGCGATGGAAAACCAATGGGGCCCTGGCTTTTAGGCAAGACGATCCCTTGCCAGTCACTATTCTGGCAACTATCCCGGAGATTGAGGTTGGAAAATAAGATAATCGTTGAAATTCGTGAAGTAAGGCCCGAGGACATTGTCACGTTAGCAAAGAACCTCCGGCGCAGTGATCGAATCGAAATTCGAGCGTGTACCTTAAAAGGCGCCTCGATCAAAGAAATTATTAGCGACTCTGTGGGGTATTCAACGTACTCCCGTGCGGGATTTGTTGATGGTGAATTAGCCTGTTTATGGGGGACAGGGCCGGTGTCGGTCATGGGGGGCGTTGGCATGCCCTGGTTTCTCGCAACAAACCTCGTCGAGCAATACCCGATGGTTTTTTTGCGACGATGCAAATCGGTTTTAGCAGAAATGAAAGGTCCGTACACGACCTTAGAAAACTGGGTGTATGCCAAAAACACCGGGGCTATACATTGGCTCAAATGGTTAGGGTTTACATTCGATGAGCCAAAGCCGTGGGGGCCCAGGGGAAAGAAATTCCAGCGTTTTTATATGGGAGATAAATAATATGTGCATTTTAGCGTTGGCCAGTGTTGCGTTGTCTTACTACGGACAAATTCAAGCGGGAAAAGCTCAGAAACGGCAAGCCGATTACCAGGCCCAAGTCGCCACGAATAACGCGAAGATCGCTGAGTTTCAGGCTCAAGATGCCCTGGACCGAGGGCGTGTCAGAGAAGAACAATACCGCCAAAAAGTATCGCAATTGAAAGGGCAACAACGAGCGGCGTTTGCAGCCTCGGGGGTTGAAGTAGATCGAGGCTCAGCCCTCGGGACGTTGAGTGATACCGCGTATTTTGGCGAACTGGATGCTCTGACGATCCGCTCTAACGCGGAGCGAGAGGCATATTCCAATCGTGTGAGAGCGTCTAATTTTAAAGCCGAATCAACCTTGCTAACATTTTCCGGGAAGGATGCCCTTAGAGCCTCTAAGATAAATGCTTTCAGTGGGGCGTTTACCCAACTAGCGGGGTTTTCAAATCAAAGCGCCACCCAACAAGTATAAAAAATTCAATGTGAGGGCCTAAAATGCCGAAAGTTCCAACTTACCAGCTCGGCCAAATTCAAAGCCAACCAGTAAATGCTGCGCAAAATATCAGCGCGCCGGCAGGTGCCTTTGGCGCCCGGA